GCGCGATGCCGCGCTTGAGACTTTGCGAGGGGTGTGCGTGGACATAGCAGCGGTCGAAGACGAGATGGTGCGGCACCTCTTCGAGCGTGTCCTGCGTGCGGTCGTCGCCGCCGAGCTTCAACAGGTCATAGACGAGTCCGTCCTCGTCCTTGGTCGTGAACTCGACGCCGACGAAGCGGTAATGGTGTGCGGCCGCAGCCGTACGCAGCGCCGGCTCGCCGCGCCCCGGCGAGACGATCCTCGGCATCAGAGACGAATCGGCGGGCGAAACACGCCGCCCTTCGGCGAGACCGTCGAGCGCGGACGACTGGACGGTGATCCACCCTTCGCCCTGCTTGTTCGGGAGCGTGAAGGGGCCGACGAAGGTGGCACCCGCATCAAGCACAAGGGTGTCGCCGGGCTGCGCCGCGTCGAGCGCCTGTTGCAGGTCTGCACCCGCGCCGATGGTGCGCGTGGCAGCCCGTGCCGTTTGGGCCGCGCCCGCAATGATAAACAAGGTGAGCAGCAGCGTCGCCGCGCGCTGTTTGTATATTGACTTCATCTTTTTACCTCTGTGCAACCCGGCTCACTGATTGAGAACCCAAAAGGCAACCCGTGTCTCGGCGGTTGCCGCCGCATTGCCGAACATCGTGAACGACCCCCCTGCGGGCACACACTGGACGCTCTTGAGCGTCGAGTCATTCGTTTGTATCGTGCACAGCACGATGCTGTTTGTGGTGACGAGCGAGTTCGTCACGACGAGCGCCGCCGCCGAGGCCGCAAAGTTCACGCGACCCGACATCGTGTTGATGGTCGCCGCGCCCGTGACCCCCGGCGCGATCACCGTCGTGTTGACGGACAACCCACCTGGGAAGTTGAGCAGTCCCTTATTGCCGCCAATCTGCATATCGCGAAGCGCCGCCGCATCGCGGTCATAAGCGAGGAGCGAGGCAAACCCGGCCCCGCCAGCCGGATCGTAAATGCCACCGCTGATCCGCCCGTCGGCGTCATACCACATCTCAAGTCCTGCGCCGCCGACAGGCGTCAACGGCGTCGTCCCGTTCCGCAGCGCGAAGCTCTTGGTGTAGGCGCGCTCAACGCCCATAAAGTTCGGGGTGAACGTATCCGGGTTCGTGATGTTCGGCTCGCCGTTTATCGTCGCCACCTCGTAGAGCGGACTCGCGCTGCCGCCCGTCGTATTAGTGAGCGCCGCCGTGCCGCTCTGGTTCAGGTTGAGGCGGCTGAAGAACGGGTTGATGGTGTTCGGCGTCGTCCTCACGCGGTAGTGCGTGCCCGACGCTGCGGAGTTGAAGTCGTTCGGCAAGAAGCGCGGGGCTATCGCATGATCGACGCTCACGCCGTCTAAAGTGGAACCGGACCCGATTGAATTGAAGATATTATCCCCGACTGTGAACCCCTGAATCGGGTCGAGGTCGCCGCGGAAGTCCACGAGCGCGCCGTTCACGCCCACGGAACCCGCGAAGCCTAGCTCCACGATGTTTCTGAGATAGTTGATCGTGTAGCCGTTATGGAACGTGCCACATCCACCCCTGGATGTGCAGTTGTTGTCCAAGAAATTCAACGTGGTCGCACCCGTCACCTGTTTAGAGTCCACAGCCGCGCCCTCGCCGATGAATCGGTTATTGGTTATACGCAAGCTATCGCCCCACCAATTGCCGACGATGCCATTGCGAATAACGTTATTCGCAATGACCATCTGATACTGACCGTCGAGGTTGGCGTAGGTGCTGCCATTTGAGTTATCGAAGTACATGGCTTTGCCCGAGAAAGACCCAAACCAGTTGCGCTCGATGGTGACACCCTCGATGAACTGCCCCGCCGCCCTTGTGTCGAAGTACAGCGCGTGGCGTCCGGGCTGCGCGGGGTAGGGCTGCGTATACATCGAGGGCTCTGACTGGGCGAAGAATCCCACGTCGTGGATGTAGACGTTGCGGTTGTCGCGCCCGTTGGCCTGGTGAGCCCAAGCGCCCGTCGGCTGCCCGCCGGTCGCGGGCGGGGAGATGTGAATGAAGTCAACCGTGTTCGGCGTCGTCGAGGTCATGACGAGGCCGGAGACCCAGTAGCCGTCGCCGTAGATGTGGAACTTCGCTTTGTTGAGCGTGAAGACCTGCCCCGACGTTCCAGAGACGAGACAGAGGCCGGGCAGATAGAGCGGCTTGCCCGTGAGCAGCATGGCGTTGAGTGCCAGGCTGATGGCCGAGGTGTCGTTCGTGCCGGTGCCCGTCGCCCAGTCAAAGTCACACTTCGCGTTGTAGGGCGCGTCCCGCGGGTTGATGACCTGCGCGCCGCCAGTCGCAATTGTGCCCGGCTCCCAGGCCCCACTGGACGAGTTATAGACGAGCCCCTGCCCTGTGGTGGGAGCGGTGGCAGACACGGTGCGGCCCTGTAACTGCGTGGCGTTGCCGCCCGACACAGTCGCGCCCGCCGACTGCGGCTCCCACTGGCCGGTCGTCGCGTTATAGCCGAGCACCTGCCCGTTTGCGGGCGCTGTATTCGTGACGTTTCGCCCGCGCAGTTTATTGGCGTCAACCCCGGTGCAGTTTGAGCAGTCGATCGCGGGCTGCGTCTGCCAGCTCGACGCACCCTCGGTCCCGCCAACCAGCACGGCGTTCGGCTCTGGTGCTGAGATACCAGAGCCAAGTTTTTCTTCGACCTCGATAATCGCCTGCACCAGAGTGTTGTGGTGTGCGGCGGCGATGATCCCGCGCACGCTCGCTCCCGAAGAGTGCGTGACGGCGGTGGAAGAGTCCGCGGCGCGTACCACGCCTGTGAAGGCCGAGCCCGTCTTACCAGAGTAGAAGAAAATCTCGTTATCGACGACGGCGGTCCCTGACGAGGGGAAAGAAGCCGTCGAGACGACCGCGATGGTCGTAGCACCGGCGGAGAGGCTGGCGGAGAGCGTCGTTTTCGCTGTGTTGGTCGCCCGGATCAGGCTGTCCTGCGAGTCTTGGGCCGAGGGGAACTTCACCGTGCCGGGCGTATCCTGCGCGAATATTGGTGCCGGGAGCGCGAGGAGCAGCGCGAGCGCGAAGGTCTGTCGAAGGTAATTCACTTTCGTTTTCTCCGTTTCACTGAGGAATAAAGTGCGCGCAGTCCAGGGAGAAGGAGCCGCTCGACCCAGCAGCGGGAACGACATTCCCGCTCGAATCAATGGTTAAAATCCCCGCCGTGCCGATACTGTTGCAGACGAAGACAATGGTGCCCGACGGGCGCGAGCCTGACGGGAGGGTGAAGGCGGTTGTGCCTATCGTTCCGCCAGCAATCGTGCCTCTCAGCCAGATAGCTCCGCCCTGCGTCAGATAGCCGGCGTTTGAGAATGGCGAACCGTAATTTGCCCACGAGTTGAGCAGGCTGGGCGCGGTGAAGGCCGGGGCCACCGACGTGAGTGAGCCCGTCAAGGAAAGGCTCGTGCCCGTGGCCACACCGATATTCGGCGTTGTCAGGTTTGGGGAGGCTTGGCCGACGACCGCGCCGCTGCCGGTCGTCGAGGAGAAGGCGGAGAGGGTCAACTGCCCGCCGCCGGCAGCGTTCGTATGGTTGTGCGTCGCGTTGCTGAAGTCGGCAATCGTCGGCGTCAGTATCGCCGGCGACTTGTTGAAGACGAGCACTCCGCCCGCCGCAGAGCCGGTCTCGTCCGTGATGGCTGCGGCCAGATTCGCGCTCGTGTCGGAGACAGCGTAGCCCGAAAACGTCGTCGGGTTTGTGCCGCCGGTGACTCTGCCGGCTGTGTTGACGGTGATGCTGCGGTAGGTGTTCGCCGCGACGCCCGTCGCGTAGTCCTGTCCCGACGCCAGAGAGCCGGAGAGGTCCGGAAACGCGGGTTGAGCCGCGCCAAAGACGCCCTGCGCGCTCATAGAGATAAGAAATTGGTTAGCAGCCGCGCTCCTGGCCTGCGCTGTCGTCGAGTTCGCGTCCGGCACGTTGACCGTGCGTGTCGTCGAGGGCGAGATGCCAGACGCGTCGAATTTAAATTTCTTTGACGTGTCGGTGGGGTCAGAGAGGACGAAATTTGCCCCCGCCTGAAACGTCTGCGCAAACGCGCCGAAGGTGTTGGCCTGGTCGGTATAGACGGTGGCGGCGTGCTGCCTTGCCTTAGAAAGTGAGCCGGTGAAACCGAGGGTGAATTGGTGATTGTTTGACGAGCTTATGATCGTCAGTGTGACGTTCGTGTCGTCAACTTTGGAGAAGGTCTGCGTCGCGCCGATCTGCCCACCCAAACTCGTGACGCCCCCACCCCCGCCCCCGCCGCCCGTACTCAGCTTCGTCCAGGTATTGGTCGCCGAGCAGTAGTAATACTCCGTCGGCGAGACGCTCGTCTTGATGTAGACCTCGCCGGAAGAGGAGTCGCAGTTCGCGGGCAGGCTCGCGCCGTAGTTGATCCGTTTCGCCGCCGACGGGTTCTGCGCCGTTGCGCCGGCGCACGTGACGAGCGTGATGACGAGCGAAAGTAAAAATAATTTTAGTTTCATACGCTTTGCCAGTTGGTGTTTGCGGTATCCGCCGCAATCGTCGCCTTATCGCCGTTGAGGAGCTCGACCGTGAGCGAGCCGTCAATAGTTTGTGAGCCGTTGCCGTCGAGGATGACCTTGTGGCTGCCACCCGTGTTCTTGGCCGTGATCTCCGCCGCGGCGGCCGCACTGGGCAGCGTGAGCGTCACATCACCCGAGGTCGTATCGACGAGGACGATCTGAGCTGAGGACAGCAGCGAAGCGCTCGCGCTGACGTGCGCGACCGAGCGCACAGCTGTGGTGGCCGCCGCGCCGACGATGGTCGTGCCGCTGCGCTTCAGAAACTCGCCGTCGGCGATACTGCCGAACGTGAGCGTCGTGCCGCCGCCCTCCTCGATGCTGCCGCCGGTCGGGAGTGCCGGGTCATAGGAGCCCGTCGTCTCGACCGACTCGCCGAGTTCGTTGACGGCGGTGATCTTGTAGTACAGGGTCGCCACTACTACAGAACCTCCTGGCCAGGCAGCACGAACTGATTGCCGCTCACCTCGACGTTCTCAAAATCAGAGACCGGCATGGTCATGCCCGCGTCCGTGTAGATCGTGATCCGGTAGCCCCTCAGCGTGTTGATGTTCGCGAGCGGCGGCTGCCACTGGAGCACCTGCTGGCCATTGAGGGCCGCGACCGCGGCATCCTGTACCGCGCTCGGAGCTTCGCCGCCGGGCTCGACCCCGCGGGCCCCATACTCGAAAGAGGTCGGCGTCGTGTTCTCAAGCGTGTCGCCCAGTGTCACGGGATAAAAATCGAAGGACTTGCCGACCTCATCTTTGTTGTGCTCGATGCGCTTGACCTGCGGGTCGAGCAACACGACCCGCTTGCCCGCGGCATGGCCGGCCGACGAGGTCTCAAACATCTCGCGCCGGATATGAGAGAAGCGGTAAGCGCCGCCGCCGAGGTCTGTGATATCGCGCACCTGGCAGGTTTCGCCGCCAATCGCCCAGAGGCTTAATGTCGTGTCATTCGTGAAGGCTGCGTCCGTAATTGAAGCTGCTACTCCGGAGCTGAGCAGGACATCGACCGTATGCGTCGTGTCGAGGCCAGAGCCGGCGGCGAGGACCGTCGTCGCGTGCCCCATGGTCGCGGCGTCCACGAGGATCGCGTGCTGACGCATATCGCCCGCGCCGTCCACGTCGCGCATGACCACCGTGCCGGGCCAGTCACCGGCGTCGGGATCACAGCCCGTCGGCGACACTGCAATGTAGTGGCCGAAGGTGTTGCGCTCCTGCCACCTGAAAGGCGGGCGATCATCGATCCAGAAGTCGGACTGGCAGGGGATGGGGACCGGCGGCACAACCGGGGGCACCTCGCCCGGGGTGGCCTCATCGCCGCTCTGGTCATAGGCTTCTGCATACTGGCGTCGGCCCGAGCAGCGCACGACCCCGGGCGCCGAGAAGGTGATCTTCTCGATCCGAAAGTCTAAGAACTCTTCTTCGGTTTCGTCCGTGGGCAGGCTCAACACGTCGCCCGCGACGTAGACGAAGAACTCGGGCGGGAGCGCGATGTCGCCCGGCAGCCGCTCGGCCCAGCCCACAACAGCGATGATCTTTGCGAGCCGCAGCGCCGCTGCGGGGGGCATAATGAGGTTATAGGAGCGGGTAGCCGTGCCGCCGCTCACGAGGTTCTGGCGGCGGAAGGGCTGCGAGCCCTCCTCGTAATCGCGGGCCTTGTCGAAGTAGCCGACGCTCACCTCGGACGCGATCTCGGCCCCCTGCAGGCGCTTGAGATCGAGGCGCGGGGCCGGTTCGTCCGTGTCCGCCTGCTCGTCCTCCTCAACGCAGCCCAACTCATCCCACGCGACCGTGGTGACGGCCGCGCGCGGCCGCGTGCGGAAGTGAATCTTCCCGTCGTACTCGGGGCCGTCGAAGAGAAAGGCCGAGGAGAGCTGTTCGAGCGAAGCCCGAACGGGTGCCTGCTGGTTGACGAAGTAGCCATCGGTGGTCAGCGCGGCCAGTTCCGTGGTGTCGATGTCGCCCGGACCCAGCTCGGCCACGAGGCACTCGCCATCGACGACGTGCGCGAGCGTTGGGTTGACGGACTCGACGACTTCGACCCGCACGTTCGGGATGCGGTCGCCGTAGGGGCCGAGGTCTACGTCGAAGAACCAGACCGTGACGTAACCGCGGTGGGCGCTCACTCTCCCGACGCCCTTGTCGGCCTCGTACCAGGTGTTCGGTGCCTGATCCTCCGCGCCCAGCTTGATCTCCAGCCGGGCGTTTAGGATCGGCCCCAGCGTCGCTGACTGGTAGAAAGTCTTATCGTCGAACTTGATTCGCGATACGCCGGCGATCGAGCCGTTTTTGGGCACGGCGCTGACCTGAATCCCGAACGAGCGTCGGTAAGTGTGGTTGACCTGGTCGGCCGTCGGGTGGTGCTTCGAGTGGCTGCCCGCCACCGTCGTCACGTCATCGCGGAAGTTAGTTGCCCAGATGACCTGGCCGGCCAACTCGACCGTGCCGTAGAGGCGCGGGATCACCGCGCCGTAGCGGCTTCCCTGCACGCGGTTATCGACCGCGCGCGCGTTGTCCTGCGGGGCGAGTTTCTGGCCCCCGGACAAAAAGTATCCGGCGGTGTACTCCACGGCCGAGACGGCTACCGAGATGGCGACTGCTGCTAATACCGGGGGCATCCTAGGCGATCACCCCCTTGTAGCGATGCGCGGAGAGCATCCTGGCAGCCCAGAGCGTGTCCACGTGATGCTCGGAGACGCGGCAGATGCTGCGAGCCGGGAAGAGCTGTATCAATCCGACATTGCTCAAGATCGCAAGATGCTGTCCCAGTGGTCTCTCGCCGATGCTCATCACGATCACGTCGCCAGGCTGGGCGTCGGCCAGCGGCACGGGGCAGGAGTACTCACCGACAGCCTGCAGCACCACGCGCGGGCTGGGCGTCAGCGGGTTGTGGGCCGGGAGCCGCGCGTCAGCCGGGATCTGCGCGAGCGCCTGCCCCACGCCGAAGGGCAGGCCCGCGCAGCACACGCCCTCGCGCGTCGCGCCCGCCTGCTTGTAAGGCGTGCCGAGCCAGCGCCGCGCTTCCGCGACTACCTCCTCGCCCGTGATCGGCCTGGGGATGAACACGTCACTCATCACTCGTCACTGATTGCCCCTCACTGCTCACTCGTCACTCGCCAGCCCGCCGGAGCGTATCGATGAGGCCCGGCAGGTAATCCTCCGACCGCTTGTTGGCCACGTTCTCGACCTCGAGGCAGGCCGGCATCGTCTTCCGGCAGCCTTTCCGCACGGTCAACGTGTCGCCATCGGCGAAAGCTTGATAGGTCGGCTCCTGGAGCGTGATCGTGTGCACATCGCCCGTAACGACGTGGGTCTTGACCTCGGAGCGCTGCCCCGCGTTGACACCGCCCGTCCAGACCAACAACCCGGCCTCAAAGTAGTCCGCGGGGATCGTCACGGCGGGGATCGTCACCTTGAAGGCGAAGCGGCTGAGGACTTCCGTCACGGCCACACCCTCGTACCTGTAGGGGATGTGCAGCGTCGGGTGGTTGGCCGACGGGTCAAGGTGGCACCGGTCGTCGAAGATGTCGGCGCGGCATAGTGGTTGTGTCAGCTCGCCGCGGTTCTGCTGGAGCTTCTGCGAGAGCGAGCGCAGCTCGAAGGAGAATTTGTCGTCGGGCGCGCCGACGTTGCCGATCGTGCCGCGCTGCACCGTCATCGAGCCGTAAGACGGGTTCTCGAAATCGAGGACGAAGATGGAATACGCCGCGTCGTCGAAGACGCCGCCGAGCGCGTCCGCCTTCTTCACCAGCCCCTCGTCGAAGGCACCTTTGATCTCCAGGTTATCGACCGAGTAGCCGATGGCCGCGGCCATCTCCGTCGGCGACAGCCCCGGATCGGCGTAATAGGTGTGGCCGCCGAACGTGATGTCCTCGTCGTGCGCCGTGAAGCCGACCGGGTCGGTCGTCTCCGGAGAGATCAGGATGCAGGCCGTCAGCGTCGCGGCCTCGGAGATGATCGCGGCCAGGAGCTCGGGGCTCACGTTCCTCGTCGGGTTAGTGACCGGCATCAGCGTCTCAACTCCTTCACGGGGAGGTTCGAGTACTCCCAGTTACGCCCGCGCGAGTGCGCGCGCACCTCGAAGTCGTCAGAGCCGAAACGCGCGGGCACGTCGAACTCGAAGGACGCGCGGAGAGAGTCCGCGCCCGAGAGCATCGCCGGCAGAATCGAAGTGAGCGCTCCCGTCGTCGTGTCGAGGGTGAAGCGGTAGGTCGTCTCGATATTTACGCCGAACAACTGCTCGCCGAAGAGCGGCAGGTAATCGTCAATCGACTGCCCGTCCTCAAGCACGATGGCCGGATCGCCGTTCAGGAAAAGGCGCGTTGTCCCCTTCACCGGCTTCGTGATCTTGCGCCACTGCGTCACGTCTCCCGCGACGTAGCCCCGGCGCAGTTGAAAGGTCGAGCCCACGACGCTCGTGTCAATCATTTCGTCGGTCGCCCTGTAATCAGAGAAGTCCTTGAATCTGAAGCCGGCGTGGCGGCCTCCCATCACAATGTGGAAGGCGCGCACCACTTCAAGGTCCGAGGTGTTACGGATGCCGCGCGCCGCGTCCCAGTTTCGCAGCGGGCCGGCCCACCGCTTCATGCGCCGCTCCTGCCCGCCGCCGGTCGTAAAGACGCTCGTGCGCGAGCGCACGACGGCGGAGGCACCTCTGCTAATGACCGAGGGGAAACAGATTTCAAAAAAGACTCCGCTCACGGCTACGAATTCCTCCGCCCCTCGTTAAAGATTTCAACCACTTCCACGCCCACTTGTCCGCGCGAGCGAATGCGCCCTTGACCGTCAGGCTTCAACGTTACGTTTACCGTCACCGGAGAGCGCCCGCCGCGAGAGGACGCGGCGGTGGAACTGGCATAGATGGGGGGCGGCACATACGCCGGGCCTTCCGAGACGAAGCCGCCGGTGGCGAAGTGTTGAGGCAACTTGCCCGCCGCATTCATGTATTGCAGAGCACTGACGCCGATGGCACGCACCGCCGCCGCGCGCAGGACAAACTCGCCGTTAGACAGATCTGCGCCGATGCTGTCAGAGGTCGAAGTGCCCGGCCCCGTAATGAGGCCGCCGAGCATGTGGCCCACCGTGCGGGGGCGCGTGTGGAACTGCGAGCCGTCGGGGTTGCGCAGAATTGGCGCTGATGTTGGCCCTTCGTTGGACGAGCCGCCGCTGCTGCTTCCCCCTGCCACTCTGCTTGTCAGAGCGCCTCCCAGTGCCCCCACCGCGCCGTTCACCGCCGCTCCTAAGAGCCCGCTCCAGAATCCCTGCTGCTGTGGTCTCAGAGACTCCATCGTGTCGCGCAGGCTCTGCAGCGCGTTGATGATGCGATCGGTGTTGTAATCGGCATCGAACGTGATGTCCTGACCGGTGTTGCTGACCTGCGAGACGACGCCGGCGCGCGTCTCCTGCGCGCTTTTCTCGACCGCGGCGGTGATCTGCGCGGTCGCTTCGTCTTTCTTCGTCGAGCCGATACCGAGCAGCTTCGCGATGGCACCCGTGATGCCGCCCTGCGGCCCCGTCCCGGCTTTGCCGTTTGAGGAGTCGTCGGCGGTCTCCAGGTTGAAGAGCTTCTTGAGCGCCTTGAAGGCGGCGGCACGGAGCAGCTTGGAGGCGATGTCATCGAGGAATGAGAAGAAGTCTTTTTCCGCCTCCTGCAGCGCGCCGCGCCAGCCGTTCTGGAAGCCCGCCTTGATGGTGCCGGAGATGCCATCGGCGAGGCGGTCTGAGACCTCGCGCAGCTTCTCACGCTGGCGGTTGAGAAAATCTTCGACGAGCAACCCGCGCTTCTCGTAATGCGCTTGGTCGGAGGCGACGATCTGGTTATTGAGCGCCTCGATGACTTTCGCCCGCTGCGCCTCGTTCTGCTCGCGCACCTGCTCAAGCGTGATGTCTCTCTCCAGCGCCGAGCGATTGCGCTGCGCGCGCAGGTCCTCGGCCTTGAGCTCGAAGTCGAGGCGCAATCGCTCGGCGCGCACCACGCTCGAGGTAGACGCTTCCACGGCGCGCAGGCGATTGTCCGCCGACTCCATCTCCATGTCGGTGATGGAGTCGGTGATCGTGCGTAGCTGGGACGCGTAGTCGAGTTGGCGCTGGATGTCGCGCCGCTTCGCCTCGTCGTCGTCCGCTGCCATCGCGGCGCGGAAGTTAGCTACCTTCTGCCGCTGCACGGCGAGCTGTCCTTCGAGTTCCGCCGCGGCGTTCGTCCCCCCTGCCGTGTGTGAGAGCTGCTTCTCGATTGCCTTCTGCTGCGCGAGGAGAATCTCGTACTGCGCGGAGCCGATCCTCTGCTCCGCTTCGATGAAGCTCATCGTGCCCTGCTCGGCCATGCGCTGGTAGACGGCCGCAAAGCCGGAGGCGGTCTCCTCGAGGAGCGCGATCTTCGCCTGCCAGTCCTGCTTCTCACGCGCGTTGCGGGCGAGCCACGCGTCGCGGTCGATCTTCGTCAGGGCCTGCTGGTGCCCTTCATAGAGAGCTTCGATTTTCTCGTTCACCTTGCTGACGAGATTTTCTTTGACTTTCCCCGTGGCCGCTGTGTTCTGCGCGATCTCCAGTTCCTTCAAATCCACTTTTAGGGCTGATTGGAACTGCTCTTCGTCGAGCGTCTGGCGCATCGAGACGTATGAGTCGAGAGTCTTCAGCCCGTTCGAGTAATAAAACTCCTCGTCGGCGGTGCGGCGATCGTAGATGCGCTTGGCCGCCTGCGCGGTGATCTCCAGCGCCTCCATCTCCAGCTTCGCTGCGCGCAACGCTTTCGACTCTCCCGAGCCTCCCTTGCCCTTGTGGCCACCGCCGCCGGCAATGTCGCCCGGATTGATCGTGAGAGAAGGCTTGTAATCCTTCGGATCGACGGGCCGCATGGTCTTCGGATCGATCCGCACTCCGTTGCCGGCGTCATAATTTTTAGGGACAGTCCGCAGGCCCTGATCGATGGCGTAGCCCATCCCTAACTTGAAGCCCAGCATCGGGTTGGCGAGGCCGCCGGTGAAGTTGGCAGACGGAGCCGCCGCCGCGAGCCGCTCCAGCGCCGTGAGGAGAATCTCGACTTGCATGATCTCCTGGTTGATGTATAAACCGATGGAACCGACGATGAGCGAGACCGTATCCTTGTGCCTCACAAAGGCGTCGCTCGCCTGACTCATCACGCCTGTCACGGTCGGAAGGAATTGTTCGCCCAGCTCCCTCTCCACCGCCTCGAGCTGTAACTTCGTGTTGTGCAACGTGTCGTTAAACTGATCGGCCTTTTTCGCCACGTCCGTGCTGATGATGAGCCCCATATCGCGGAGCTTCTGCATGTAGGCGTCGAAGTCACCGCCGGACTCCTTGATCACGCCGAGCACGTCCTTGGCACTCCCACGGAACAGGCGCTGCGCCAGCGCGGTTTGCTGCGTCTCGTCCTTCACGCGCGAGAGCGAAGTGAAGGCGGACCGCAGCGCCGTCTCGTTCGAGGAGACATCAATGCTGAGAGCTTTGTAGGACTGCGCGAGCGCGTTGTTCCGGTCCCTGTGCGTGGCGACCAGTTCATTCACCTTCTCGGTGTTCTTCTGGAAGAAGACGAGGCCGCTCTGGAAGGTGTCGAGTGAGCCGCCGGAGTTCTCCAGCGCCACCTTGAGGCCCGAAAGGGTCTCTACTTCCACGTTGGTGCGTTGCGAGAGGTCGTAGAGATGCCCGGCGCCGTCCGCCGCATACTGGGCCAGCTTAAAGATACCGATGCCGGCCCCGACGGCCACTACGCCGAGCCCGATCGCGCCGGCGGCGGCGATCCCCAGTGGGCCGGCGAGGCCCGTGAGGGCACCACCCGATGAAACCACCTGAGACTCGAAGCCGGACAGCGTCTTCTCCGCCTCGCCGACCTTGCCCTCGACGGCTGTCAGAGCCTTCGTCCCATCGCGCTCCAGTTTAGAAAACTGAAACACCGCCCTCTCGACCGGCTGAAACGCACTCGTCGCCCCCGACCCGAACTTTCCGACGAGAAGATTTAACTTCGCCGCCTCATTTTCCGCGTCACGAAATTGAGTGAGAAACGCGGTATCGATCTTGCCGCCGAAGTTGATCCGCAGGCCCTCGGCGAAGTCCCCCTTCTTCGTCGAGAACAGCTCTTTGACCTTGGCCGCCTCGCCCTGGAGAACTGAGAGTTTCTTCGCCGCGCCCTCGGCGTCCTTGATTACGGCACCGAGATTTTTTTGCGAGACGCCGCCGAGGTTGAACATCTCGCGCGTCACCTGCGCGAGCGGTTGCCCGATGAGAGGGACGCGGCTCGCCACTCCACTCAGTTGCTGCTCGAGGATTTTGCCGGTGATCGTCCCTTGCCCGGCGACGCCCTTTAAGTCACCGGACAGCTTCTTGGCCGAGCCGCCGGCCAGATCCATGCTCTTAGCCGTGCCCTTCGTTTTGTCGTCAAGGCGCACCATTCCCTTCTCAGCCGCGTCAAGGCCGTCGATCTTCACGGTCCCGAGTAAAGTGAAAAGGTCTAATGGCATGCGATTGACTGATTGGCGTTGTAGCGTTGAAAACGAAACGCGGAACGATGAATTACCTATAATCTCAGCGTTCCGCCTTGGTCATTTGCGTCCCGGGCCGGACGACTCATCCTCGTCGTCCTCGACATCCTCGTCGTCGCCTTGCTTGCGTCGAGCCTCGGCGATTTTTTTGGCGATCTCCTGCGAGCGCACGTCAGCTGTCTCGAAGCTGAGGGCGAGGCTCTTCCAGTAATCACCCTGCGCATAGAGCACCCACGGGGGTACGTGCAGGTAACGCGCTGCCCTGACGAGCGGATAGAGCGGGTGACACTCACCTTCCTCGCCACCGGTGGCGAGGAAGATCGCTAGCTCTTCGACCCGCTCGTCGTCGAGAGCTTTCCCACGAGTTCAAGAATGGCGAGCGCAGTGGCCGCGAGAAACGAGATCGGCGCACCCAGCAGGTTCTCCATACTCGGCGGGAAGGGCTCTCCGCCGGCGACGACATCCCACTCCGGGATGAGCTCGGAGATCATCTGTGCGTCGGAGTTCTGCACCCGCTTTTCAGGCGGTGCCTCTTCCCCCTCGGGGGGCGGGTCGGCCTTTTTAGAAAGCTTCTGGAGACCTGATAGGTAATCAGGTGTGACCTTATAGGGGTAGACCTTCCCCTTGACCACTTCGCCCGCGAACTCAAAGTGGAGTTCCTCCGGCTTCTCCTTGATGATGGCAATGTCCAACATGTGAATCGTGCTCCTGGTTGAATAAAAACTACTTGTGAAAGGGCGGGCCGAGCTGCCATAGCCCCGCCCCGCCTTCAATCCGGCTCGGGGCGCTATTGTTAGGCGAACGTGCCGACGGTGAGGTCAGTCACCCATTGCAGCTCGCCCGTGTAGGAGTTGGCCGCATTCGTCTTCATGCTCTCGGTGTACTTCGTGAGCTTGACCTTGCCCGTATACTTGCGCTTGCCGACGGCCGTGCCCTCGGGGCCGATCTCGATATCAAAGCCCTCGCCATCGACGCCGCCGGTCGAATTTTCCTCGCCGAGGATGGCGAGCAACAGCAAGGCGATGGTGTCGTCGGCGAATCCTGCGATGGGTGTCTTCGTGTCTTTATAGCCGAGCGTATATTCCTTGCTCGTCGCCTGAAACTGGGTCGTGTCCAGGTTCTCCACGTCCATCTGCACATCGCAGCTATTCGTCTTACGCGAGATGTCCGTCAGCACACCCGCCAGGTTCTTGATCTTCACACTCGCTTTGCGCCCGTGCTTGGCCATGACGTTTTCACTCCTTCAAATGGTTGGTTCCCGCTACCGGGCGGACTAAATTTGCGACGGCTTGAGCCGCGCGACGCCCACCGCGTAGGTGAATGACGGCGCGCTGCCGGCCACGGTATGGCGCTCGCGCGTATAACGGTTGACGGTCCCCGCGACGCTCTTGCGCTGCGCGCCGACGACCGTCGCCGCGTCGAACGTGATGAAATCGACCCAGACGACGTGATCGACCGAATGTTGCACGACCGAGACCAGCGACTCGTCGCCGACGATGCTCGCGTCGGTGATCTCGAGCTGTGCGACCGCGCCCAGGCTCGTCGCCGCGCCGTTGTCGTGGTAGCTGGCTTCGGAGCCGGTCGCTGTCTCAGCCTCCAGCGCGTGCACGAGCGCACCTGCGTTGATGCCGCTCTCCGACTGAAACTCGGCGGTGACCATCACGAGGCCCGTGGCGACGAGCTTCGTGCTCTTCTTGACCACATCGACGATCATCATGTAGGCGCGCTTGCCTACCGCGGCCCAGCCCTCGGGCGCGACTAAGAGGAGGTCGGTTTGCGTGCCGGCGTTGAGGGCCGCCGCGAGGTACTGGTCGGCGTCGCCCACGGTTCCGCGGTAGAAGCCCTCCGCGGTCAACCTGCCGTCGGTCACGTCGAGAACGACTTCCTTGTGCACGGACTCGAAATTTGTTGCATCGAGCGCGGCGGCGTCGGCAGACAGGTCGAGCGACTTCAGGAACTTCGAGAGGCTGAACTCGTTGAAAAGGATTCTGACTAAACGACCATGCTTCGCCATTACTCACCGCCCTTCGGCTTGATGTACCCCTGCTCCAGAAGCCATGTGATCGACTCCGCAGGAATGTCTCGGACCTCCGTGCCCGTCTCGTGACGCACTTCCGGCTCGCCGTATGAGATGGGATTGACGACGATATAAATTTCGCCCTGCGCCGTGTTCGGCTTCTCGGTTGTTTTCTTCGCCATAGCTTTACTCCGGCTCCGTCCAAACTTCGTAAATGCCGCCCTCGTGGCGGTAGACGCTGCCGTCTCCCTGCGGATCGTCGTACTCGACCGCTTGCACCCAGCTCAGCAGAAGCGTGTCAGAGCCCTCGACTGAGATCTCCGCGTCTCCTGTACCGTCAGGGTCGAGCCGCGCGCGTATCCGCTTGGCCATCTCCGCGGCGGTCGCCGGACTCGCGTTCTTGTCAACCGCCTTCACGAGATACAGCGAGTCTTCATGGCTTAAGCCCTGGAACGCGTAATTACCTCGCGGCGCGCGCATCGCCGTGACATCCACCAGCGGGTGCTCGGCTCCTTCAGGCGGCTGACCCGGGTAGACCTGCGTCGCGATCTCCATCAGCTTGCCCGCACCTGTGTCGGCTTGAAGGAATTTGCACAGCGCTTCGCGTACGTTGCTCACCCTTCAAAGATCTCCTTCAGGTTCTCGCCGAAGCCTTCCTTAGCGCGCTCGAACGCTGGCCCCATGTGCGGCCTCGCCGCTACGTGCGCGCCGCCCAGTTCGAGAGCCGGGCCGCGCGGGTCGGTGGTGCCGACCGCGAAGGTCGTATCGTCAACTTTCTCGCTGTGGAAGGTCTGCACGTATTCGCCTTTGTCGATTGCCGGGGCCTCGCCGGGCGCTGAAGCCACGTGCCGCTTCCCCGCGCTCGTATACTCCTTGCCGTGCTTTGAGCCTCCCATCGAGACGCGGATGTCGGCGTTGATTGAGGAGGCCGTCGAGCGCGCGGCTAGCGCTGCGCGCCGCTTCATGCCGGCGACGAGATGCGGGATGTTGCTCTTGAGCTCAGTGGCCATCAGATTTATCCCTGTGCCGGCGGCTCGCCGCTCATCTGCGTGTCCGGCTTTCTGAAAGTCAGCACGCACACCTGCCAACCCGATAGGGCGAACTTCCAGGACTTATCCGTCGAAGTGGTGATGTCTTGTATGAGCGCCTCGACATACAATCCCGCGTCTCGCAACTCTCCCGACTCGATCTTGTCGGCGATATTTCGCAAAGTCGCAGCTGTCGTTTCTTTGGCCATCAAATACTCACCAGCCCGACAACTTCAGTCAGCACGCCCGTCAGAGGGAGCACGTGCTTTACTTCAACAAGGCGCTCCGGGTCTGTATCGGTGGCGTAGACGCGCACGCGATCTTTGCCGCCCACCTCGATGCCGCCCTTGATCGTGACGACGAATACCGTCTTCGACTTAGGCACGTCGCCCTCGACGTGTGTGCGCCCCGACGCCGGCGCAGCGGCGCACCTGAAAGGCCCGCCGGCGAGCGGCGTCCAAACTTCATTCTTGCCGCCGTGGCCGTCATCGACTAACGACTTGACCTCGACGTCGCAAAGGAACGGCATCGCAAAAAGCGTGTCCGCCGTGATCCTCCCCAACCCACCGAATAGCCCGTCGAAACTCATACCTTGCGTTCCCTATCCGACGGCGATGCGCCGGAGCGGTGCGAGCAGCTGCCTTGAAATTGCCGGCAGTTCCATCTCGCCGCCCTGTCGCGTCATATCGAAACTGTTGCCGATCTTCACTCGCGAGATCCCGTCCGGCATGTTCCCGCTCGAGTAAGCGAGGTTGGCGAACTTCGCCGCCGCGTAACCACAAGCCACGGCCACCGATTGCGGCACCGACGCGAAGCTTTTGTACTTGACCTCGACCTGCGCCTCGCTCATTCCCAAGCTGGTGCGATCACCCGTCAGCACAATCGATTGCTGTAGGCTTACCAACTCCAGGTAGTTCTCCTGGTTGTTGACATAGACCGCCGCAAGCTCTACCTCGGATTCCATCCCCGGCCCGGCGATGATCTTGTAACCGGTGAGCTCCTGCACCGGCGGCTGGTTGACCGCGATGCGGCGCGTCCTCAAATCGATGCGATGCGTCTCCGTGATCACGTCGGGCGTGAAGGCTCTACCGCAGAAGGCATCGATGGCGCGCGAGGCCGCGGCGAGGAGCGCCTTAACATCGTCGTCCGACTCGGGCAGCGCCGCCTGCACGCCGAAGACCTTGGCGCGGGCTTTGAAGTCGTTGACGCTCAGATAGAGCGCGCCGAGTACGATGTCGAGATCGAGCGGCATCAGTCACATCGCAACCGTGCGCGCCACCTCGTTGTAGTTGACCCCGTCGCTCACGAACCTGACGACGAAGACCTTTCCTGAAACGGTTCCCGTCGCGAGCGTCCCAACGCTCTTGAAGTGCGTGCCGAAAGTGATCGTGAATGAGCTCGTCCCGCCCGTCGTGACGACAAATGTCAAATCCTGCCCCGCCGTACCCGTCACTGACGCCGCGTTTACGGTCGCGCTCTGTGACGGCGTGTACGGGATGACGTTGCCGGTCGCGTTAACGGTCGAGACGTCTACTGGATCGGTCGTGGCGAGCGACGCCGTGACGCCGGACCTGAGCACGGTGAACGCGCCCGCGCCCGGGGTTGTGCCGCCTATCGAGTGGCCGTCCAGGGCGGAAGGTACGTCGGCGTTAACCAGCGCGCGGAAAGTCGGCGCCGCGGCGCTGCCCGTAGTAGGCCCCGCCCACACGCGATTCGCCGACTGCGTGGCGAGCGTGACGGCGAGCGTCCCCGATGTAGTCACGGGCGAACCCGCGAGCGAGAAGATGTTCGGGAGTGTGGCGGCCACCGACGTGACCGTGCCTCCGCTTGCGGCGAGCGTCCAGGTGTTCGTCGCGGAACAGCGGTAGATGCCGGGGCCGTGCAAGCCGTCCGTCACCGTCAGGTGATAGATGTTGAAGCGCCCACCGCTCGGGCGGCAGCTACCGGGAAGCTTCGGCCCCACGCCCACGCTCGTCACCTGAATGGGGTCGGCGACGGACTGCGCGCCGGCGCGCGGCTGGAGGCCGATGACGACCGCCAGCGCCACGAAGGCGAAAGCCGCCACGACCAATAACTTTGTTTTCAAACTCGGATTTCTCATCATCGTTCCTTTCAAGATCCGCCGCGGCGCGCGGCATCGATGCCGCTCATTTACTCGCCGGCCGGTGCCGACTCTTCGATCACGTCTATCTCGGCGTCGGGGAACTGGGCGCGCAGTGCCTGCTCGGTTGCGCTCGACACGACGCCGATGCTGCGACCGTCGTTGTCGAAACCGGAGTCCCTGAACATGCCGCGGAAGTTCCCCACCCGGAGGGCACGAGCATCGACGACGGCCTGCTTGACCACAGGCTCCTGTCCACCCTCGTCCACAGGCTCCTGTCCACCCTCGTCCACAGGCTCCTGTCCACCCTCGTCCACAGGCTCCTGTCCACCCTCGTCCACAGGCTCCTGTCCACCCTCGTCCACAGGCTCCTGTCCACCCTCGTCCACAGGCTCCTGTCCACCCTCGTCGTTGGTTTTCTTAGCCATAACTGATCTCCGACTCTCTTCGCTGTTGGCGGGCCTCGCCGGCGCGCGCTCCCGTTCGAGAGCGCGCGCCGGTCAGGCACTGGTTGAAATGTCAACGGCCGGGCGGCGCTTAGACCGTCTGCTTCGGCACGCGAATCTTGCGGTGGAACTTCGCGATCTGGAGCATGAGCCCCGACATCTCGAAGGGGACGAACGTGCGCGCGAGCTTCAGGTCGAAGCCCATCGGCAGTTCGAGGATGGTCGGCGTCGGGCTCCCCAGATAGGGAATCTTGACGCCGGTCGTGTCGAGCACGTCGATGTCTTCGACGACGTTGCCGCCGAAGGTGTAGTAGCCCATGCCCGAACCCTGCGAGCCGGCCGGGACGGTGACGATCTCGGACAGTTCCTTGCTGCCGAGGCGGATGCCGTTGGCGGAAAGGTTCGTGTCCACGCCGCCGTCGGGACGCGAGTTGGTGATGCGGTAAAACTCCTCCAACTCCTCGTCGATGACGATCTGGACGCCCTCGCTACAGAAAGCGACGATGTTGCGAGCGGAGCCGCCCGCGTTGCGGATCTGCGCCGCGATGCGCCGGAGCGTCCGGCGGTAGGAATCGCCCGCGTCCTTCGTGAGCGACGTGGAGGCGTCCATCAGGAGCTTGCGCAGGCCGTCGTGGTCGAGGGCGTTATAGAGCCCGTCCTCGTCGTCGAGGGTGCGCGCGGCGGTCGAGCTGTTGCCCTGAAGGATGAGCGTCTGCTTCTTGCGCGCGATGCCCTTCATGGCCCCCATGACTTCGAGGTTGTCGTTGCCCTGAAGGTTGAAGTTGACCATCCCCGACTGCTGCACCGCGAGGGCGAGCTTCAGGCCGATGGCGACGGGCGAGACGATGATTGAGATGCGCGTCGACGCGTCGCGCTCGTAGGTCGAGTTGGTGAAGGCACCGGAGAAGTCGCCGATGTCGTTGGTAGTGGTGCCGTCGGGGATGGCGGTGCGCACCTCATACGTGTGCACGAGGCCGTTGGCGGGGACGCGCGCGAAGCGCTCCGCGACGGGGAACTCTCTCAAGTATGCCTCGTAGAGAAACGGCTCGATGTCGGTGCGGATGAGGGGCGCGCCGGAGGTCGTGTCGAGCGCCCGGCGCACGACATCGCTGTGGCCGCCGAGATTGCCCTTCGCCGCCGCGCCGAGGAGGCCCGTGCGCACGGCGTCCGAGACGCCTTCAACGTCGTCGCCCGCCTTCTGCGCGAGCAGCGCCTGAATCATCAATTCCAACTCGACATCGCCCACGACGAAGGTGTCCGTACCGGCGTGCTTCTGTCGTAGGAACCCCTTCGGGTCATCGAGCGCCTTGTTGGTGTCGAGGTGGCGGAAGGACTTGGAGAGCTTCGCCAGCGACTGGAAGCCCTTCGCGAGTCTGTCACCACCGATGCGCTCCTGCTGCACGGCGTCCGTCGCCCCACCGGCGTCCTTGTTGACCGGGGCCGGCTGCCCGTCCGGGTTGGTGGCCGCGGCAGCGGTCTCGCCGCCCGTCAGCCTCTTCGCGATTGCTTCGAGCCGGTCCAGCGTGGTCGGCTTTTCGATTACTGCGTCTGCCATGATGTGCGTCAGTCTCCTTCTAAAGAATTGTTCGTCACTCCTTGAGGGCTAGCTGACGCTCACGCCCGCGCGCGGAAGAGGCTCTTTGCCGAAGCGTTCGAGCGCCGTCACGGCGGCCAGGCTAATGGCTTTTTCTACCTCAAGATTTTCGACCGCCTGCTCACCTACCTTCAGCGCCAGTTCGAGCTGCCCTGCGAGGGCGCTCTTCTCCTCACGGAGTCGGCTGAGGTCGGTTTCGAGAGCGGCCACCTTCTTCGTGAGGGCGCCGCGGGAGACGACCGACGCCGATTTCTCGACTTCATCGTCCTCACCGTCTTCGCCCTCACCGTCGTCTTCACCGTCGTCAAACCTTTTGCACTCGACGCCGAGCTCGATGAGGGTGTCGTGCATCTTGTGCAGCAACTGTTGGTCGGCCTCACTGTTGCGCGCGCCGGCCTTCATCAACTGCTCGAAGGGCACGCGGTTCAGTGCGTAATAGACCAGGTAAGCCTCGGCCTCCGGATCGCGCAGCATGGCGGCCTTGAGCGCGGCATGGAACTCGCCGAGCAGCTCGTCGAGCGCCGTCTCGTCCTTCTCCTGATTGCGCCAGTCGTAGAGCGCGGAGATGAGACACGCGAGCAGGAAGCTGACGGTGTTGTTGCGTTCGTCGACCTCCTCCTGAAAGAGACCCTTGAAGAGGCCCCGCTCGATCCGCTTCTTCTCCACCGCAACCGGGGCCGCGCCCGCTTCCGTCGCGCCGGCTGCCGTCGGCTCTTCAACGTTCGTCGTCTTTTCGCTCATGACTTTCTCTTCCTTTTTCTCTGTGCCGAGCCAAGCCGCCAACTCGTTGCGGAATCGCTCCACCGATTGCGGGTCTTTCATATTCAGCGGGCTGAAGGTCGTGTAGAGAGCTTCGACTCCCCCGTCCTTCGTCGCGGCGGACTTACCGGCCGCGGCGTGCGCCCACGCGGTCTGGTTGCAGGGGATGCCGACCATCGAGGTCTCGATATAGAAGACGTGGATGATCGTCCGACCGCCGCCCTTGCGCGCGACACTCTTCAAGACGAGCACGGTCACCGACACGCCCAGCTTTAGCCTGGAGCGCTGGAGCATGTTCGAGACGCGGACGGCGCGCGGGTTCTCTTCCTCGCCGACGGGCGCGATGCGGAGGTCCCAGCAGGTCAGCCTCTCGTTGTCTCCCGTGACGGGATTGAACAACTCACGGGCGACGATTTCGCAGTCTTCGACCTTGCCGTAGACATCCTCGGGCAACTCATATTTGTGATTGAGAAAGACCGTGGTGCCCTTGGCCGCCGCCTGCATCTCCTCGATGGCGCTCTCGGCGAAGTCGTCGCCGGAGAGGTCGATGGCCGTCGAGGAGGCCGTGACCGGGATTAACTCATCGCCTGATTTTTCGGCGACGGAAAAGGCGGGCACCTCGTGCGAGATGAACTTTTTAACGGGATAGCCGAGTGCTTTGAGGACCTTGAAGGCGCTCTTCTTCTGCGACATCGCCTCGCGGAACACGGCCTGCACGTCGAACTGCGACGCGTCGAAATCCTGCGTCCAACGCGGGATCGGCTGCTGGTCGTCTTGCTGGTCGTGCTCGCTCATCAGTCTCAGGTGCGCAGGCGGGAGGCGCTTCTCCGTGATTAAGGCGGTGCGGAGGGTAGGGTCGCCTCCCCCTGCGCGTGCGGGAGTGAGACTAAGGCAAGACTGATTTTTATTTTTCGGAGGGTGTCCGAGTGCGGAAGGGAGCGGGTGGAAAAGGCTGAGACGGGCGTGTTCTAACCGGGACGGCGTTGCTCAGTGTCGGAAATCTTCTGCCGCCAGAAGAGATGCACGAGCAGGCTGCCCACGACGAAGCCAAGCGCCGCGGCGTGGGTTGCGCCGGCCTGCGCCCACCTCAATGTGACGCGGCTGATGGTTGCGTCGACGCCCCATCGCCAGAAAGCAAAAATGTCATAGGCGATGACGAGCGCCGTGTCGGCGGCGATAAATAGTTTGGTGATGAACTGGCCGTTCATGCTTCTTCAGTCTCTATCGTGACGTAATTGCGCTGGTAAGCCCTGTAAAGAAGTGGGTCATCTTGAATGCCCGATGTGCCACCTGCCGCAACCATCACTACTATATTGCAGTGATTAGCCGGCAATCGCACTGGCACACACACGGCCGTTCGCACCCTCCATAGGGGCTACACGTGACGCCCTTCCCGGCGCAAACTTTACAGATTGACTTCTTCTTTAAATCCTCGATATGCCATGTCACGTGCTTCTGAAATTCCTCATGCGTTGAACTGAAGGTGAGACTGCAAAATCGGCAGGTGCGAGATATGGTTCTTTCCATTGATTGAGGAATACCGACATTCTCGCGGGCTCGCAGCGAGAGCACATAGGAGAGCGCCGGATCGTCCCAACCGTCCGACGGCGCTGACGACGTGGCCCACGCATCATGTGCGGCTTGCACATCCGGTGGTAACTTCAGTGGCCAGAGCATCATGCCCATAACGAAATTTATCAGCGCGAGATTGTAAAGTGGGCGTGAGTAAGGAGGTTCAACCTTGGCTGACCTCATAGCGCCGCTTATCAAGCTGCACGCCATCGATCTCACCCACGCCCGGGGCGAGTATAACTACTACTCCCGCGTCAATGATAGAGAAGTTGTCCCTTCACTCCTCACTATCGAGCGGGATGACCGTCCTCTTCCCCGACTTGTTGCAGAATGTCACGGCATCAACCTTGACCTTCGTCCCCGACAGGAAATCGTCGCCCGAATATCCTTCGCCCTTCCCGGACTGCACGTATGCGATGGTCGCGTGCGGCACGTACTCCGGGTGTGTGTCCGTGTGCTCCAGCGCGTCGGCGATCTTCTGATTCAATCGCTTCAGCGCCGCGCCCTTCACCTCGACGATGACCACGTCGAACTCCTCGCCCTCGAAGACCGCGGTCTTACCGAGCGTGAGCGTGAAAGGCTTAACGCCCTTCAGCGCCTCGCGCACGTCGTCGGCGCTGTTCGTCTCCAGCCCGTACTTGATCGTCACGTGCGGCCGAGCCTCGCGCCCGTCACCGGCCACCTCGCCGTCGGGGATGCCCTCACCGAAGGCGATGATCTCGTCGGCCACGTCGCCCGGCAGGTCAACCTGTGTCGTCGAGTACTGGTGCGCCGACTTCCTGACGACATGCTCGAACGGTAGGCCGGAGCGCAGCATCAGACGGGCTCCGGCTGTGAGCCGCTTACCCGAAGCGGCATCGCCCGCGGTACCACCGGCGGTATCACCTTCACCCTCAAGCGGAGCCTCCGGTGCGGGTTCCGGCTCCGGCTCTTTCAACTTGCCGCTCTCGTCGAAATATTGCGCGTTCAGTGCCGAGAGCGGGATGTAGCTGCCCTGTGTCTTCAGCAGTGGCTCGTCGGCGATGGGCAAGTCGAAGGTCGGCTTGCCTGCGTCTCTCGCCGCTTGATTGATTGTCACCCACGGCACCTGACCGGTCTGCTTCTCACTCACCTCCGACTGTAATTTTTCATCTCTGCGTGACATGATCGGATAGTCGATCATGCAGTTGTGCTCACTGACGGGGCCCCACTTGCGCGTCAGGTGCAGATTCTCCATCTCCTTGATGCGCCACAGGAGTGCGCCCGGCCCCTTGTCCGCGTTCTCCAAGAGCGATTCGGTGTTGGCGCGCGAGGCATCGACCAGCTCGCCCAGCATGGCCAGCGGAAGCTGAAAGATAGCCGCGACCATGCGCTTGAAAAAAAGAAGCTTGTCGAGCGCCTTTAGGTCGCGCTCGGAGGCGTTGAAGGGGATGAACTTTGAATTCTTCCCGCCCGAAATGACGGCGAAGAAATTCCTGATCTGCTGAATTTCCTGGCGGAAGGCATCCACCTGTTCTTTGGTGTAGCCCTCGCCGAGGTCGAAGGCGCCGCCCGGCGTGCGGTCGATGAGCTGCTGGAGAAACTGGTCGCTCCCCTGAAGGAGAGCCCGGATCGAGGTGTCGAGAAGCTCGACGTGCGAGAGGCCGAGCAGGTCGTAAGAGCGCGGGCGGTTGACGAGCGTCATGCACATCTGGTCCGGCAGCCAGCGCTTGACCTGCCGGTCGAAGGTCAACTCACAGTAGCGCGGCAGACTTGCGTCGGTGCCGTCCCATCCGGGGACAAAGGCGACGCGCTCGGCGTCCAGCGGGAAGATGCCCCAGGGCGTGGTGTCGCGGTTGATGCCGAGTTCCATCGAGCCGTGGCCGACGACGAGGAAGTCTTCGGTGAACTTGCCCTTGACGGTGCTGTAGGGCTCGAAGCCGTTCGGGGTCGCGAGGACCGCCTTGATCTCGGCGCGGACGCTCTCATTCATGGGGCGCGTCTGGTCGTAAGGAACCACCTGCCACTCGGCCTGCTCGATGCAGTTGCGATAGATGTCGAGCGCGGCGCGCACCGGCTCCGAATGCTCGGCGTACTGGCGCAGCAGCAGCACCCGGCGCTTGACGAAGAGGCGGGACATGTCGCCCACAGTGCCCCGGAGGACGACGAGCGCGCGGTTGGCCGAGCCGCCGTCGAGACCGCCGCCGAGCATCTGATCGTCGAGAGATTTATCGGTCTGCTCCCACTCCCCGAAGCCCGTGAGCGCTTTCGCGCCGCTGATCACCTTGCCAAGTAAGCTCATAGCCTGAACATCCTTAAATGCTGCCCCACGATCTGAGAGACGGCACCCGACACCAGCCGCCCGGAACGCTCCGCGCTGAAGCCCCCCATGAAAACCTCGAAGGTCACGCGCTTGAGCGCCGGAGCCAGTTTACGCAGCTCGTCGCCGCCGCCCAGTTCCGCGACGAACGCGGCGGGCACTTGGCGAACGCCGTCGGCGAATTCAATGGCGACCGGCGGCTCGACGAGGCCGCCGAGGCTGAAGACGGGAGGACTGTTTTGCTCGCTCATGCCGCGGCTCCCACTAATCGGCCGAGAATTGACGCGGCCGCCGATTGCTGTGTACCTACCGTCCCGCCGGCGGTCGAGCCGACTGAGATCGCGCCCCCGGTTTCGCCCAGGTGGATCGCATAACTCCCGTACCGCCCGCCGTCCATCAGGTGGTCATCGAACTTGATCACCTCGTCCAAGACTTTGCCGTTGCGGTCCGTCTTCCACGAGTATCGTTTGATCTCGCGCAAGAGGTTCGGACTGTTGGCGTCTACCCGGAGCGGGCACGACTTAATAAAATCAATCGTGTCCTTCACGTCCTTGTACGCCGCCCTGATCTGGAAGCCCGCGCGCGCTATTTCTTCAATCGTCTTCGGCTCGGCGCTGTCGGCGATGATCTCCGCGCCGCGTGCCCGCCCTTTCTCCGCGTCATACAGCTCGGGGAGAGTCTTCAATTTCCCGATCAGGTCGGAGGTCGTGAGCTTCGACTCGTAGAGCATCTCGCGCCAGTAGAGGACGCGGTCGGCGTAGGTCGCTTCGAGGAGCGCCGTCGGATTGTTGTAGCCGAAATCCAGCCCGTAGACCTTGATGCCGACCTCAGGGATCGTCGTCGTCTCGCGCCAGTGGGTGAAGACGCGTGACGAGCCGCTGCCGGGCTCGCCGAGACCGTAAACTTTCCAGTAATCGGCGTCCGCCTCGCGCAACCGCTCAATCTCGGCGACGAGCGACGCCTCAAGGAAGGGGTTGTCGAGGTAGGTCGTGACGAGCATGTCGCAGTCTTCACGCGTCTCCACGTCGTCGTAGATCCACGAGAAAGCCTCCGACGGGTTGTAGTCGAGGACGATCTTGTCGGTGGTTCTGAAGGCCAGTTGCCGGAAGGCTTCGAGCTCGCTCTCGTTGGCCTCGTTGAGGAAGAGATAATTACGCTTGCGACCGCGCACGCGCATCGACTCGGAGAGGCCGACGAACTCGACCAGGTTGCCGTGCAGGTGATACTCGTTCGAGGTTTTGTTGTGGCACGACTCGTCATAGAGGGTGAGGCGATTGAGGATCTCGAAGAAGTCGCGCATCGCGGAGGCGCGCAAGGCCGGCATGGTCTGCCGTGCGATGGTGAGGACTTTGCCGTGCTCCTGGAGGAGCCTCGTGACCCAGTAGATGAGGGTGTTGGTGGTTTTACCCGAGCGGGTGCCGCCGCGCAACGAGGTGATGCGCTTCGTCGAGTCCGTAAGAAACTCGAAGACGACATTACTGCTGATCTCCGCTTCCATCTTTCGGTTCGCGCGCCTTCACGATAGTGACCGTGACGGCGGTCGGCACCAGATCCTTCCCGTCTTCACCCGTCACCTCGTGCCGCTCCACGGGCCTCCCGTAGAGATAGGCCAGCAGGAGCTTGCGCGCCTCCTGGCGCGTCTTGGTCGAGGTCGAGACGGCGTCACTGACGAGTTTTCTGAAGACCTCGTCGAGGTAATCTATCTTGCCGTCCTTGCACGCCTTCTTCAGGCGCTTGCGCAGATCGTCCTCGGCCGGCTTAGACTTCCGCCCCGCGCCGTTGCGCGCGCCGCCGTTTTTTGCTCTCCCGTCTCCCATCAAACACGCTCTCTCGAAACCCTTATCCGACCAGTCCTATTCATCGTCGTCAACCGGATCAACCGGCGCGGCGGATTTGCACTGAAGGCACACCATGCGGAGCCCGTCTGTGCCGTCAACCATTCGCACGTCGCGCTTGACGCGCCCGCACTTGTCACACGCTGTCGTCATAACTTCGTTGCCTCTCCTCTAAGCCTTGAGCACTCGCTGCAACACCGGCTCGACGGTGAAGACCCCGATGAGCGGTTGCCCGCACCGGGTACAATCCTGCCGGTACTCGACCGTCTCCTCGCCGCAGTGCGGGCATTTATCCGAATAGATCACTTCATTCACCTCAGCCCGGCGGCGCGACCTCCGCCTCCGCATACCGCTGCATCAGTCTTGCAGCCGCTCGGTGCCAGCATGGCCATCGGTTTCGATAAGAAGCGCACTGGCAGATCTGGTCGGCGGTGTAGAGGCCGCCCGCCGGGCTGAGGACGAGGAGCGTTCGCCCATCCCAGTGCATGTAGGGGTTCTCCTCGATCTGCCGGAGAGCTTTGGCGATAGCCACCTCCCAGCGCCTGTCGCCGGAGACTTTGTCGAACGCCGTCCGCGCCACGTCGCGTATCCTGTCGTGATCAACGCCGTCCATCGCCGTCAGGGTATCCTCGCGCCGCACGCGCACGCGGCCGCCGCTTCCAAAGTCGGGGGTGCGAAGAGGGGTTTCTGCAAAGCCGCCTCAACGAATGCCCTGCTGCGGCCCGCGCAGTTGTCCACGCCGTAACGCACCATCACGCCGACGAACTCCTCGACATCGTGTGCCCTCTTCGTGAGCACGGGCCGGTCGAGGTCGTCGAACATCGGATCGCCCTCTCCGTCATGCTTGTGGGCATAGTGGTAGAGCTCATGCTCGCCGACGGCGCAAGCCCTCCAGTGACTGCACGTCGCCCACGCCGGGGCGTAGAGCCAGATGCGGGCTTGCGGAATGTTGCCGTGCAGCATGCAGAGATGATCGGTCTTCTCGGCGCGCGGCCACGGCTTGCCGTTGACGTTGACGATCTCGGCCATCCCGACGATGGGCATGCCGCCGTCCTCGAACTCCACGTTCGTCCACAGGCAGACGAGGTCGACCTTGCGCATGTGCTCGTGGTCGGGGTTCATGAGCGGCGCGCCGTCGAGCACGAACATCTGCTTCAGCCACTCGGCGGCCTCGGGCGCCGGCTCGACGTTGAAGCCGGGCTCGTGCAGGTGCTCAGGTGGAATCGGCTTGTCGTACATAGAGTGGCCGGCAGTTACGACACCCGGCAGATGAACGCGAGCAAGGCGCACAGCGCCGTTAAGGCGATGGCGGTGACGACGGCGGCGGAGAGGAAATATTCCGTATCGTCGGTCGGGGGCTGCGCCGGGCCGGTCATGTCCGGGAGAGAAGTGATAGACACTACAGTCACCTTCCGTGCACGTCGCCGAGCCGTGACTGGTATGGGGTGCGGCGGGACGACTTCCGCTGCCGGAGCAATTTCGACTGGGTTTCGAGTTGGCGGGACTGCTCACGCAGACGGAGCTTCATCGAGTTGTTCACCCACCACATCAGGAGCCTCGACCCACTGGTGATGACGGCGACGGCGACCAGACACAGCCCCGAGAAGACGTATGGTCTCGTCACGAACTCGGCCACGTCGGCGGGGGCGATGAACCCGACGATTGACCGCACGAACGCGAGGAAGCCGACTATCTGTGCGGCCGTCCACGCCGCGACGTAAGTGCTGACGTAGGCAACGACGGTCAATGTGGTATCACCTTGAGTATTGTTCATGGCCGACACCTCTACGACACGGCAGGCGGCAACGACGCTTCGACGATGCCGAGCAGCTCGCGCGCAAGGCGCAGGTACTTCTCAACTGCGGCAAACCGCGCGCGCACTTTTTCGGATTTGAAAACGGGGGCACCGCCGGCGTCGAGTCGGTTTTGAGCCTCGGTGACTTCGGAGATGAAGCGGAGGACGGCGGCGCGCTTCTGCGCGGGACTCATCGCGCCCCAACCATCGGCAGTGAGCTGTAGCACCCGCGCCGACAAGCCCACTTCGTGTGCCCATTGAGCGACGCGCGCGCCGTCCGTCTCATTGATCTCGCCGCTCTTGATCGAGGCCGCGACCTCCTGCTCGAAGGCGTCCGCGCCCGCGGAGACCGAACCGGCAACGGCGCGTACCTTGTTAGGGCCGCACGCGGTCAGCGTGACGAGCATGACGAATACGATTAAGGGTGTCTTTCTCATAATGATTCTCCTCTGGTATGGACGGGGCGCGGCGCACAGGGCGACCGGGGCGCAATTCGCGTTAGTTCGTCGCCGCGCGTTGAGTGCGGAGCGCGCGCCCGTCACAAGCGGGAGACTAGAACAAAGGGGTGATTTATTTGTCGGAGGGTGTCCGAGCGTGGGGTGAGGATAGGGCGGAAAAGAAACGGCAGGGGCAGGCACCTCTAATGCCTGCCCCTGCCAAGGCCGCGACAATAACTTTAAGAACTCGATTGCCGGCGGTAAAACTTCACGAACGGGCGCGCTCTGCGAGTTACGGCATATGCCGACGGGTCAGCCCGTAGTAAATAATCGTGCCGCCGCGCCCGCACTTTTGCTTTCCGTGCCCCGTGGTGAGTTCGACGAGTTCGGTTTCGGGGCTTGAAAAATCGTCGAGAATCTCCTTCACCAATTCTTCCGACAGTCTCGTCATCTCGACGATCTCGGCGAGCGTGAGGCGGGCGCTCTGCTCCAGCGCCTTCAGCACCGCCAGCCTTTGCCTGTGCTCGTCGCGGGTGTAGCGAAGGCGGATCGAGTTGATGACCTGACGGAGTTCAAGCCGCGTCTGCTCGTCCGGCGCTTTGTCGCACAGTATCTGAAGTTGTTGGGCGTAATTGATCGCCTGGAGTTGCTCCTCATCGGTGGCGCGCTGTTGCCTGCGGCGGATGGAGCGTGTGCGGTCTGAAGGATATTTCGGGCGTGATGCGCGCGGAGCGGGCGGCGGGGCGAGTTGAGCGTCGGGTAAGCGGGGGGAAGTATTCATAAAGATAATTCCGGTCCGTTATTCAATAATGAAAGGTTGCGGCTAAAGAACAGTGCCGGCCGCGGCGGAAGTTCTGACCCTCAGGGTATGGAGCCTGATCAGGTACGCCTCGAAAGCCCGGCGCTCAATCAGCGCCAACTGGTGCCTGATCTCCAACTCCACGTCGACGACTCCCTGCTCTCCCTCCGCCCTCGTCACGAGCCAACCCGCCAGCTCCAACTCCGCCAGCTTCTTCTCCTGCGCCTCGCGATACTCGCCGCCGGCCTTCTTGACCTCGATGGCCCACGCGCGCCCGGTGACGGGGATGCTCGCCGTGATGTCGGGCCAGCCTGCGGGGTAGACGAGTTGGCGCTTGCCCTTGGGCGTATCCACCGTCATCGCGTCGGTGACGGCGGCCTGAAAGTTGGAGTTGAGCAGAAGGGAGAGGATGCGCGAGCGAAGTTTGGACTCAGCGGTGGTGTCCTTCCCGAGCGTCGTGGGGACGGGCTTCGTCCTCCGCCCGTCTTCGGGAAATAATCCGCCCTCTAAAGCGCGCCTCCTCATCGTCCAGTGTATACACCGGGGCGGCGCGTTATTTTGCGGAGGGTGTCCGAGTGAGGGCCGGATCAGAGGGCTGCCGGGGCGTTTGCCTCTGCGTCCCGGTCGTCATCGTGCCAGTCGTATTCGAGCAGCTCCCTGAGGCTGAAGGCGAGCTGCGCCCGGTTGAGTGCGCGGTGCGTCCGCGCTTCGCTTCTCGCGGCGCGGTGCATCTCCGCTCGCTCCCTCAGCAGCCTGGCCGCTTCGTCGAGGTGAAAGATTATTCGCAGGCGTTCAGGCGTCCTCGCGTATGGCGTTGGCTTTTCCCCTGTGAGTGGTGGCATGCTGCAAATCTCCTATCCAGGTCACAATGACCCGCTAGGATAATACCTAACTGTGTGGGAAAGTGACAGTATTGGTGAGGAGATCCGCTAAGAAATTATTGCATCGACGGCGTCATCGCCAAGCTTTGATTAAATTTTGATTAATCAATTCGCCTTCAGCTTTTCGTGTCGGCACCGCGCCGCTCCTTTATCGTATCCCTCCGGGTACCACATCCCAGTGCCGAAGCAGTCCGGGCATTGCGTCGCGCTGGCGATGCGTGCCGCCGGCGTCTGCTGCCCCTGTGACGCGGTTTCGGCGTCGAGCTGGCGCTTCTCCTTCTTCCACAACCGGCGACGCAGATGCTCGGCGAGAAACGCAGGCGCGCTGGAGACTGTCGTGCGACCGGCGGCAATTTTCAGCTCCGTGACGAGCAGTTCCGCTACTTCCGCCCAGCGCTCGCCCTCAGCCGCGGTGGTTCTCTTCCCCGTCACCTCGATTGTTGCCCGGTGCAGCCGAGAAACTAGTTCGGCGAAAGCCTCATCATCAGTTTTTTGCTCAATAGTCTTAAAAGAAGTCTTAGGCTCGCCGGAAGTGTTTACGTCGCTTGAAGATAAGGTACTACCGGTACTACCACTTTCCGGTATTACCGGTAGTACCGAATTTCGGGTAATCTCGGTACTACCGATTCGATTGGTAGTACTGGTTAAATCGGATAGACCGAAAACGCCCGCTGCTACCTCCTCGGGGGTGAACACCTCATATTCGTTTCCGCTATTTTCCCCAACGATTGTCTTGACGGAAACCAGCCCGACGGTTTGGAGATGCGCCAGCGCGGCGTCCACTGTGCCCATCGATCCGAACCCTGCCGCGGCCTTGATCTGAGGGCGGGAGCGACGCACGGTGCGAGAGGGAACGACGGCACCGCGCGACTGGCTCCAGAGATAGTCCCACACGTGCTTGCTCTTGCCCTTGAAGAGTCGCTCCGCCATCGCGGCGCGCGTGATTGAATTCGGCACCTTTTGAAAATCACGTTCGGGGGATACTGCGGACACTTCCCTGACGACCCCGGCCTGCTTGGTACTATCATCTTTGCCGGTACTACCAGTTCGCTTAGTAGTACCTACTTTCCGGCTACTACCGGCTTTACCGGTAATACCTAAAACATCGGTACTACCAGTCTCGGCGGTAGTACCGGCATGTTCGGTACTACCACTTTTATCGGTAGTACCGCTGGCTTCGATATGTGCTCCGTCATCGGGAAGGGAGCCGCCGTAGATGATCTCCTCAATCGGGTGACGCTCGGTCGGGAGTTTGACGCGGTCGAACATCCCCGCGCCTGAGAGCCTTCCCGGTGTCCGCGTCTTGATGGGTTCCTTTTTCTCTTTAGGATCAGTCACCCGACTTCCTCCTTAGCGACCAGTTTCAGGTGAGAACTCATCGAGAGCCTGCTGAGAATCTCGTCCGTCAGATTCTCGTAGTCCTCGCTGCCGGCAGACTTGGGCGAGTGCTCGTAAATGCTCTTACGGTAGGCCGGCGCAACCTGTAGGCTCACGTTGTCGCGGATGATCGTCTCGAAGACATCATCCCCGAACATCTCTTTAACCTTCGTCAGCGCCTCGGCGCAGATGTTCTTGCGCTGATGAAACCGCGTCACCAGGTAGCCGAGCATCGAGAGGCGGGGGTTGGGCTGACGTGCGAAGCGGATAGTCTCCTGAAGGTCGGCGACGCCCTCCAGCGGGTAATACTCGGCGGCGATCGGGACGATGATGTGTGTTGAAGCCAGGAGCGCCTGCGTCAGCGTGAGGCCGAGCGTATGCGGGCAGTCGAGGATGACGAAATCGTAGGGGTCGGGAAGAGAACTGAGCGCCTCCTTGAGTCGGTACTGCTCCTGGAGCGTGACCATCTGGTCGAGCATGGCGACCCGGATGTGGCTGGGGACGAGATCGAGTTTGTCGATGTGCGTGGCGTAGCGCGCCTCTTCGAGCAGGATGCGATTGTCATGCCCGACGAGCACGTCAGCGAGCGTGACCGTGATCTGCTCGGGCTCAAAGTAGGTCTGCGTCGAGTTGCGCTGGCTGTCGAGGTCCATCAGCAGCGTCTTATAGCCCCGGATGGCGAGGCCGGCGGCCAGGTTAACGGCCGTTGTGGTCTTGCCCACCCCGCCTTTCTGATTGGCGATAGAGATCGTCTTCAAGCTGCCTCCTTCCTCTGCTTCTTAGGCCGTCCCATCTTTGGCGACTCGAAGCCCTCCAGATCCCGCTCGGGAATTAACCACACGGCTCCGCGAGGGGTGTCCTCCAGGTAGGCGTTTGGGAAGCGCCCCTGCTGGCACCACATGCGGACGAGACGCGCCTCTTTGCCGAGGCGCTCAGCGACTTGTGTTGAAGTCAGATCTGCCATGACACGCCTTATACAGCATCCGCAAAAAATAATCAAGAAAAGTTTTCCTCGTTAGGAAGAATTCTCTTGACAAAGTATTCCGCATCCGGTAAACTTCTTTTTCAGTGAGACGGACAACACGAAACGAGGAGACGCACATGACCAACCCCACCTTCCAAGACGGCGACATCATCATCACGGAAGAGTTTGCGGCCAAGGTGACGAAGACCGGTCGCGGCTGGTTCGCGGAAGTGGCGGACCAACAGCACCCCTTGAACGGGCTGGCGGTCTTCGGCGACAAGTGGGCGGTGGTCGGGGTGCTGGTGGACAAGGCGCGGGCGGCGGCGGTCAAGTAAGGGGAAGGGAAGTCATGAAGTCAGCCGGTCAGGAACACGTCGGGCGGTGCGAGGGGGCGACGACCCCCGCCTCACAGTGCCGCTGCCGGTGCGCGGGGAAGTGTCACGGCCGCCGCCTGGTGGCGCAGGGCGCGGGCAGGGAAGCGTACGAGGCTCTTCCCCAGGGCGATCCTCACCGGCTCCAGCCTGCTTCAGAGCAGAAGGCTCAGAAGCGAGTTGAGAAGCTCACGCTGAAGCGACGCGCCTTCATCGAGGACGTGCGCCGTCGGAGCCCGGAGCGGGCGGCGGAGTATGAGGCGAGGTGGTTCGCCGCGGCGGGATGATATGCTACGTCCGATAAAGTAATTGACGTAACAAAGTTACTCCATGCCACAAAGTGAAAGGCACAAAACCATGCTGAGTTTGTCGTTTGATGACGCGCTGTTCTGGTTCACACTTGGATTTGTGTCCGCCTGTGCAGTCGGCGTAATCATAATCGCCATCCTCCACGTATTCATGAAGCCGCCCAGCGCGAGCGACATCATTAACGAAATGAAAAGAGAAAGAGGTAAGGCCGTAGAGAAGAAAGGTGAAAAGACGGAGTAATGGCGTTCGCCGACATGAAGTAGAGAAATAAACCGAATGCGATAACAAAAAGAAAGAAGGCAGCGATTTGATAGCCAAGCCCAAAAATAAAGTGCATATGTCTACCTCCAAAGCGTGGGTTGGAGCGTTCCTTTTCTTTTGCTTGGGGCTCAGTGTCGGGTTATTGCTCAGCCTGCTCCTGTACCTTAGCTAGTGGCGCGTCCTCGCCCATGTAGACCCACAGGCCGAAGACAACCAGCGCGACCAGTTCAGCTCCCGCCATCCTGCGACCCCACAACGGCATCTCGAATGTCATGTCCCCAGACTGGTGGAGTGGGTATTGAGCCAGGTACTTATCCGCGGACTGTATCAGCGCGTGCAGGTCAGGGTACGCAAGGCCGCGCAGACGGGGGAGCATCAGTCTCCCGTGGCCGAGTATCGCCGCGCGCCACGCCTCAATTTGCGCCTGCCGCTCCGGTGTGCGCAGCGATTGATTTCTCGATTCAGTTGCCGGCCGGGCTCGGCTCATATCGCCGGCCTCCAGTCCCTTCCGATCACCTCGACCGTCTCGACGTTCACAAAGCGGCACAATCTGAAGTCGGACATGATGCCCTGACGCATCTGCGCGCGCGCTATCTCACGCAATTCGGCGACGCGCTGCTCATCACCGGCGATCATCGGCATCATCGCGCCGCGGTCGCCATGCTCCGGGCGGACGCCGAGCAGCTCGACGCCGCCGCCACGGCAGAGGAATATCTTCAGCTCGTCAATCGAATCGTCGGCCGTCGGCTGTTGCTCACGCAGGTAGCGCTCGGCGATGGCCACGGCCTCGAACTCTGAGAGCCATGATGCCGAGGAGGCTGAGGCGTCCCGACGCACATGTGGCTTGCGCAGGCCGGGGACACGATGCCACTGATCACTGTCGCGATGACGGTGGCGGTTGAGTAGCTCCAGCGCCTGTTCAATATCTATGTTCATCCTGTACCTCTCGCTATAAGGCGGGGAGACCTCGGCTTTTAAGCCGAGGAGGAACCGCCGTTGCGAAAACCATTCAAGTAAGGGCAATCGCTGCACGCAATCAGCGTCTCACCCTGCGGGCAAACTTTGTCGAGCAACGATTCGGCTTTTCGCCAAGCCTGCTCCTGACTCTTAGACACAGCGACAAGACGACCGTCAGACGCCAGTACACAGAAACCGTCATACGGACTCCACTCGACGGTAAAGCGGGCCGCCGGAACTACACGCGGGCAATTGCCGCACTTGGGTTCGTCACTCAAAAGAAGCCTCCGCTTTTCAAAGCGCGGGAGATTCACCAGAACCTCGTTGGAGACCCTACCTTTTAAGGTAGGGAGGAAAACGCAGCATCAGCAGCGGCGCTTGTAAGGCACGGACTCTCAGACGTACTCAAGCAAGCAGCGGTATGAGCATCCTCAAGCTGCCCAAATTAGTCGCCCCATAGTCTGCAAGTAACCGCCCACTTCATTGCCAATCGAGCCTCATCCAGTCGCCCTCGATGGGAGCGGCGGGGTCGCGGGAGTCGATAATCAGGACGATAAATTCGAGCGCGCCGGTGGAGGCCGGGCCGCCGAGGAGGATGTCATCATCCGACGCCGGGCGAGTCTGGCGCGCCGCCTCGCGCTCGACGGCGTACAGTTGGCCGCCGTCGTTGAAGAGGGCGAAGCCGCGGTAGAAGCCGATGCATTTGAGTGCAGTGCTCATCAATGTCATGCGGCCTTAGCGAATCGCCCCTTCCACCGCGGCGCTTCAGCCGCCGCCCGCTTCCTCACTTCACTCGCTCGCTCCCGCTGGAGGCAGCCGCAGGACTTAGTCGCCCCGCTCTTGAGCGAGTGGCCGTCGATGAACATCTCGCTCCCGCATGTGCAGAAGCATCTCCAGAACAGGCGCCCCTTGCGCTTGAAGACCATCTCCCCGACCTTGAGGCGTCCGAAGCGTCGGCCTTCGAGGTCTTTAAACTTCTTCGCATTGCTCACGCGCCAGCCCACCGTCCATGCGCAGCCGCACGAGCGCGTCAGCCCGCGGTTCAATTTGGTGGCCATGACGACCGCCGGCTGACCGCACCGGCAGACACAGAGCCAGCGAGCGTTGCCCGACGGCGCATTCTCCACGCGCCGCAGCACGGTCAAACGGCCGACAACGAGACCTGTCAGTTCAAGCGGTGCCGGCACGGCTCACCCCCTGCCTTAATGGAATCCCCATTATCCGACACCGCATACCCCTCCTTAATGGAATCACCATTAGCCAACACCGCCCGGGCAGACGCTCCGAACATGCCCGCCATTACGTCGCAAACGCTTCCACCAGCCCCACAGCGCCCGCTCCGTCATCTTGTAATCGAAGCGTAAGACTTCATGCACGGCGTTCTTCACGGCATAGCGCAGGAAACGCAAGGTCAATGAGTCGGGCGGCTTCGACAGGTCAATCCATAGCTCCGCGTCGAGCCGGATCAGTTGAGCGAGTGAGAGGCGGCGCACCTGTACATTTAACTTCGTGCGGCACGTGAGCCTCCTTCAGTGAACGACCTCCGCGAACACACACTTAATGCCTAAACGCCGGTCGAGAATGTAGCGCGCGCTGCCGCCGAAATCTCCCACGGCGACCGAGGTATATTCGACGGTCAAATACATTTCGGTCTTCTCGTCGTTTAATCTCGCCGTCACGGCCTCAATGCCCTGGTACTGTTCCAACTCGCGCTTGATCGTGATGCAGGCGTCAGTCCCGGCAAACTCACCTTTGAGTGTGTATTGTTTAATCATTGTTCACGCCGTAACGCCTCCGCATGGCCCTCGATGTGAACGGCCATGCTGGCTATCGAGTCGAGCAGGTCCCGAATGTCGAGCAATACCTCGAGAACAATCAGCCGGGCCTTTGTCTCCGCCTCAGACTCATACGCCGGCATCTCCAGCCCGGCCATTTCCGTTTTAATCTCTTCAGCCTTTCTCATGTGCTCCCCTCCTGAACATAACCGCCATTATCAGACGTTATGGATATCCGGCAATTAAAAAGGCTTCCTTATACCTGGTCGTAATTAAGACTCCCCCATCGCCCGCTTGAGCGCGGCGTATTTCTCCGCGGTCACGGCCTCCCGGCGATGCATCTCGGCGATAATCACGTCCTTCGGGAAAACCTGCGCGGACCTCTCGGCGGCGCGCGCGGCCTCCAGCGCCCGGACGAACTGGCGCGCGGCCTGCACCACGTCAGCCGCGGCCCCCGCCGCCTCGGCGAGCGCGCGCCCGTCGGCAACCCCCTTGTCGTAGGCGGAGACTAGCCAGTTGAAGATGTCCTGTCTCAGACACTCCGGGTTCAAGTGGAACGCCGCCCCGTCGAGGATCGCGTCCCGACCGCGCGCCGCGTACTTCAGCCCAGCCGCCGTGCTCGGCAGCGACCCTTCCGCCTCCTCATGGCCGCGCCGGTCGCGTTGGTCTGTCACAGGCCGCCTCTCGCGGGCCGCAGGTGCAGGGACGGGTGTCGCTTCCGCAGCACGCGGACCATGTGCTCCTTACTAACGTGCGTGTAGCGCTGGGTGGTCGCGATAGAGGCGTGTCCCAGGAACTCCTGCACGACCCGGATGTCGGCGCCGTTCTTGAGCAGCAATGTCGCCACCGTGTGGCGAAGCATGTGCGGGGTGATGTGACGCCTGATCCGCGCCTCCCGGCGCAGGCGCGCGATCACGTAAGTTATCCCCTGAGTCGAGAGCCGCTCGCCTGAGGGGTTGAGGAACAGCGCCGGGCAGTCCGTCCTGACGCGCGACCGCGCCTCCAAGTGTGTGCGCTGTATCCGCAGCGTCTGCTCGTCGACGACGAATGCCAGTCGGTCCCTGCCCCCCTTTCCCTGCACCCTGAAGACCGCCTCTCTGGAGGAGTAATCCCGCACGTCCAGCGCAGAGACTTCACCCACGCGCATGCCCGTGGCGAAAAGGAGGTCAACCAGCGCGAGGTCTCGCAGCGCGCGGTAGACGCCGACGGGCTGTCCATCCGCCTCCTCGCCTTGCCCGGCCGAGACGGCGAGATAGTTTCGCTGCGCGCGCCTCAACAGCGAGCGCATCTCCCACTCGGTTAAAGCCCGGGGGAGCTGCTCGACGCGGCCGAAGCTTAGCTTCACTCTCCAGAAGGGCGACTCCGTCAGCACTCCCTTACGCACCCAGTAAGAGCAGAACACCTTGAGCGCGACGACCTTCCGCCGTATCGAGGCGGGCGCGTACTGTTCCTCACGCAGGTGTGCCGCCCAGCTCTCTATCAGAGAGCTGTCGAGAGACGAGAGAGTGACCTCGTCGCCGGCGAAAGCGTTGAACTGAGCGAGGTCGCAGCGGTAGGCCGACTCAGTCTTCTCCCCACGCCCGTACGTCGAGAAGTAACCGCGCAGAAACTCAACGGCGGCATTACTTAATCGCATATCACTCATCGATGACCTCTATCTTGTCTCGCCTCTTGTGCTGCCAGGGCTCGCCTGGCCCCTGGAATACCTGCTGACTAGAATACCGCCGGCAAAGGCCGCGACGATCAACAGCACCCAAAGCCAGCAGAGGCCGACGGCGAATGAACACGGCGGGCACGGCTCGATGCTCACCTGGCACCGCTGGCCTTCGCCGACGGCGATGAAGGTGCGCCCGTTTTCGACGCGACAAAATGGCTCTTCGTTCTCTTTCATTGCGCCACCTCCAATCAATCGCCCGGCGGGCTGTAAGGAACCGGCAGCAGCCGCACGGCGGAGGCCATCTGCCGCTCGTCGCGCCGGTCGTAACGCCGGGTCGTGGTAAAGCTCGCGTGCCGCCCAAGCTTCTGCGCGGTCGAGCCGTCGGTCAGCGAGAGCATTTCCGAGATGTAGGTGCGCCGCAGGTCGTGCGGCGTGAACGGCATCACGCGCGCCGCACGCGCCATGCGTTTGACGACGAGATAGACGGCCTGACCTGAAAGGCCACGCCCGCGCTCGATCTTCCCGGTCTGCGTCACGGGCGCGAGCAGAGGCCCGGCAGAGCGGCCGCGCACGGCGATCCAGTCGCGCAGGGCGCGCGCCGCCCCCAGGGGCAGCGGGAGCGCCGCCGTCCGGCCGCCCTTGCCCCGCAGGCGCAGCGCGCCCGCCTGCGGGTCGAACGCTTCCGAGGGCAGCGCGCCCGCCTCGTCGCGCCGCAGGCCCGCGCCGTAGAGCAGGGCGAGCAGTGCCGCGTCGCGCCGGCCCCGCGCCCCCGAGTCGCGCGCGCACATCTTGAAGAGCCGGGCAATCTCGCGGCGCGAGAGCATACGACCGGGCGGGAGCGCCTCGTGGCGCACGCCGGGCACGCGGAGGATGGCGTGCAGGTCGGCGGGCGAGATGAGCCCCGCGTCGCAGGCGATGCGCGCCGTCTGCCTGAGCGCCGCCAGCGTGAGGTTGACCGTCGAGGCAGAAGCCTTGTCCGCCAGGAGCCGCGCCTTGATGTATTTGACGTGCTCGAAGCGCAGCGTCTCCCACGCAAAGGTGGCAACGGTCGCGCCCGGGCGCAGGTAGCGCACCGCCCGCTCCAGGCGCGCGCGCATACTCCGGCGGCCTGATTCCGACAAGTCCCAGAGATAAGAGGCGGCCGGATTAACCTGCCCCATGCCGGGGAGCAGATCGGAGAGCGAATCGCCCGGCCGCAGCACCCCCTGGGGCCGGGCGGCGGTGGCCACGACCCGGAGGTGTCCCGCCGCTCGCGAAGCGCTTTCGTGATTCAGCCTTCTCATAAGCACTTTGACCCCCTTCCCTCGTGATCTAGCTCCGGCCGCCGGGGGGCAGGTTAATCCGGCCGAAATGACGCCTCGCCTGGCGCACGTGGCGGTCTGAACAGCCCTTGCACGCGCGGTACCTGTGCCCGAGGAGGTCGTGCGACTTTTTCACCGTCTCGGCCGCGCACATCACGCCGCCCTCGACGACGAGGCATTTGCACTTGAAGCGTCGGCTCCCGTCGCGGCCGCGCGTCGGCAGTTCTTCAAGCACTTCCAGGTGGCCGTAGCTGTGGCCTATCACGACCGTTCGCCGCTCGGTGCGCGCATCAATCTCTGTAAGTGTGTTAGGCATTTTCTTCCTCCAGACCCATGCAGGACTTACAAATCCACGGGTTAAGATTTGCCACGACGTTTGCCTTTGTGAGCGCACATCGGCAAATCAGACACCGTTGCCGCTTTTTCTTTTTCGTCTTCGCTTTCACCTCTCAACCTCCGTGTCTACTCAAAAGAATCCCCTTCTTTTGAAGTGGGGGAGCATTCAACGACCTTTCTCCTTCCACTTCGCAACGGCCAGCAAGTGCAGTCCGCCCGGCCCCTGCGACATGGCGCGAGCGACGACGGCCCGGTCGGCGAAGTGGACGGCGAGATCGATTGTCCAGTCGAGTTTCATCAACTGAGCCCCTCCGGAAATAGGAGACCGGTTGCCCGGACGGAGCCCGGCTGCGGATAGTCGATCAGTCCGAGGCTCCGGAGCGAACCCAGATTGTTGGCGTAGCCCGAGCTGGTGGCGCTCTGTTCCGACAGCTCGGCCAGCGTCGCTTTGCTGATCGCAGACGGATGGCGGTCGATGAGCGCGCGGAGGATCTTCACTTTCGGTGAGGAGAGCTTCGCGAACCAGGCGCGGTGCAACTCGTCGAGCGACGCGATGGGGGCGGAGTCGCCGGCGCACGCAAGCCCCGCCCCTGTCAGCGCGACCTGCCCGCCCGCGAGATACTCGATGAGCCCGAGCATGCGCAGCCGCCCCAGGTTATTCGCGTAGCCCGAGCTGGTGGGCGACTGGTCGCTGAAGACAGCCACGTTACTCTTCGAGACCGGCTCCAGGCCGAGGAGGCGGAAGGATTGCAGCGTGTCGAGGATGCGCTGCATCGGGCGCGTCACATCGCCGTCAGCAACAGGGGCTGGTTGAGCCGCGCGGCCCGACGGTGCCGGCTGAGGGACGGCGCGGGGAGCTTTGGGGGCGAAATTGCTAATCGGTGGGTGAGCCGCGGTGTCCTTCGCCATTCCCAACCGCCTCACGCCTTCGAGCATGAATTCCCGAATCTCGTCCGTCGCTTGCAGCGCCGCGCGCATCTCCTCGGCGTACACTCTCAGGGCTTCGAGGTTTGCAACGCAGCGCTCGACGCGCGCGATCTGCGCGTCGGTGATGACGGGCACTTCGATTCGTTCGACTCTGGTTGCGGCCTCGGCCACCACGCGAGGCAAATCCTTTTTGAGCTTTTCCGCCTCACGCTTCAATTCCGCCACCTGGCGCTTCAATTCCTCCGGGTCGTTAGCTTTCGCTTTCTCGATACTGTCGGCGATCTTTTCCTTCAGCTCCTCTAGGTCAACTGGGGCCAGCTTCGCGGGCGTGACACGCCGCTCGCCCACTCTGGGCGTCGCTGACGAGTTAAACGTCTCGCGCGCGCGGACTTGGATGAGGCGGAATTCCTCCAGCCAGCTCGGGCTGTAGAACCACGCCTCGCCCGTCTTCAGCGACGCGAGCGTCGCCGACACCTCTTCGAGCTGCGACTTGTCGCCGTTGCGTTTGACCCAGTCCTTCACGGCGTCCTGGTCCTGCGGCGAAGTGGTCTGCAGCGCGATGATCACTTCGACCTGGGTGAGGACGTTTTTGTTGAGCACGGCGGGGCGCTGCGTGATCAGCGTCATGCCGAGGCCCCGGATGCCGCCGCGCCGCACCAGATCCTCGAACGCGCCGAGCATCGTGCGCTGTCCGGGCGTCGGCTGCTGCGGCGCGAACGCGTCCGCCTCGTCGATGAAGAGATGCAGCGGATCGCGGTGCTTGTCCTTCAGCCGGTAGAGGCGTCTGGCGAAGTCGGTGGCGAAGCGGTCCTGCGCGTCGTTCGACTCCGTGTCAGAGAGGTCGATGACGTAGAAGCCCGGGTGCTCGACGACGAGCTCGGCAATAACCTTCCCCGACGCGGCGTCGAGCGGCAGGTCGCCGTGCAGTCCGCCGACGATGACGACGGGCAGCCCCTCGGACTTGCCATCGGCGGAGGAGCGCAGGCCCCACCAGGCCCCCGTCGGGTCGAGGACGACGAACGGGAGGCCGGCCCTGGCCATCTCCTCCGCGATCACTGAAGCGGTGTAGGTCTTCCCCACCCGGCGCTTGGCCAGGATCGCGAAAGTCTGCGTCACGGCGTCGAGCGGGAGCGTGAGGTCGTCTGAAATTTTAAGTGTTTTCATCCGTTACTTTCTCCGCCAGCAACTCAGCCATCCGGAGGCCGTATGTGCCCGCCATGATGCGGTAATAGCAGACCGGGCAGTCGCCCTCGACGTTGAGGAAGACGACGCCGCACCGATAGCAGGCGTGCCGCTGCTCGAAGGCGATGAGCCGTGACGGAATATGAGGCACGAGTTGCGAGAGGTCTGCGCGCTCTTTCTCAGAGAGACCTTTGAGCGCCAGGAACTGCGTGTTGCCGCCGAGTGGGCCGGACATGACTTCGTAGCCCAGCGCTCGGAGTTGCGCGACGAGGGTATCGATGGATAGTGACTCCGTCATACGCCTCTCATGCCTCCTTCACCCTCCTCACGTAGTAGCGACAGGTAATGACCCTATGACCGTCCTTGAATTCGACGAGACAGGTATTCATTCTTCCGTAGACCAGCACTCGACATCTCTCGCCGCAACGCTCCGGCAGCCGCACGCGCACGCGCCAGTAGTGGTCGAAGCATGGCCGTCTCATCGCGTCCGGCTCATTGCTCACACAATGCCGGCCGCGGCGAGCTCTTCCCGGCTGTAAGCGTCGAGCAGGGGCCCCAGCAGCGCTCCAGCGTGCTCCTCGTAGGTCGCCACTATCTTCCGCCCATCGAGCGCCACGGCCTTCACGGCCGCCAGGGCCGGTGCCCCGCGGCGGAACAGAGTCGGGTCGGTCACCGGCCCTGCGGCCTCGGCCTCCGCGATCCGCGCCAGGAAGCCGTCCAGGTCGAGCCCCTGCAGCTCGACGGCCAGTCGCATCAGCGTGCGTTGAGTCTGTGTGTACTGCTCGTCGGTCATCACGTCTCGAAGTCCTCCCTTCAATCCCGCGGGTTGAATTAACTCTGCTCATGAGCGTTCTGCGTCGAAAGCATCCCGGAACAGCATGCCCTCGCCTTGAGAGTCGCATGCGCCGAGCTTCGTGAAGTTGTTCGGATGGCTCAGCCGATAATCGCGCCGGCGATTGTCGTAGTAGCCCTTCACGTAAGGGCGCACGCGCGCCGCAAACTCGATCTGGTCGCCCGGTTTGAGGTCGAGCGCCGCGACGCGGAGCGTGAGGTTCAGCCAGATGTGGTCGCACATCTCTTCGCCCCGCGCGTCCGTGACGTTTTTCAGCAGCGCCATGCGCTTGACGTATCCACCGCTGGTGCGCTCACCGAAGCGCTCGAACGTGCCGCGGAAGCGGGCGCGGGCGCCCTCAATTTGTTGCAGCCTCTCTCTCACCGGGTTATCTCTCCACCACTTCTGCCTGCCCCGCGCGGGGTTTGAATAAAAATTGATTAAGCAATCCGCCCCCGACGATTCAGCGCTCTCTCAGGTCGCGGCTCGCCTCATCTGGCCCAGGTCGAATGTGGTCGTGATCGTCAACGTTCTTCCTCAGTCACTTCAAGAAGCTAAAAGTGCGTCTAGTGTGGAGATGAATTGAGGGGGGACTCGGACGCCGCAGCCCGGCATCTTCGGCCAGCCCCAACCCGGAAGTTCGCGCATCAGAATGTCGCGCGTGACGGGCCGCTCTAGCATCCTCAGCCCGTGTATTTCGACGAAGTGATGGCCATACCATTCGCTGTGAGGGTCCTGATCGAGCCAGGCGTCTTCTGACGCCTCGCCCACCGCGACAATCGCCGTGACGGGCTGCCCGACGTAAAGCGGTATGCGGTCGCCGCGACGGACGTGCTTCCCGACAGTCCATGTGGTCGCGCCAACTGCTTCGGCATCTTCCTTCAAGGTGTCATAGAACTCGGCGTTAGTAACTGTGATGTATGTTTGTTTCATTCCGAGTAAGTCACCCACGGGGCCGCGTTGGTCGTGACACGCCGGAGTTGCTCCAGCAAGTCACCGAGCTTCCGCGCCGACAGTTCACCGACGACCAGGCTGCCCTGCGTCAGAGAAAAACCTTCAGCGCCTTTCTTGAAGCTCCAGGGGCCCGGCATGTGCGCGCTCAGGTACTCGTCTACCGCGGCCACCGTGCTCTCGACGAGACGCCGCTCGCCCCGTCCCCAGTCACCGACAAATTGAATCCCGCCGTGGCTCATGTGTGTGACCTTCCTCTCGATCAGCAGATTCATGACATGGCACTCACGCGCGACATGAGACCGGCGCGGTCGCCTTCAGGGAACGCCGGCTGCCCGCCCTTGCGCACGGCGGCGAACCCCGTGCGCTCGCGCGGCTCGACGAAGTCGAGGCCCAGGCTGTCGAACACGTCCTGTTCGGTCGGCGTCGTGAGCTGCAGGCCGTTGCGGTAGCAGAGCGTGCCCCGCTCGACATGAAACCTCGTGTAGTACTTGGCGTAGGCCATCACGGCCTGCGAGAACTCCGCGCTTCCCGTCCGGATGAGGAAGATGAGACCCCACTGCTCCGGCGTCGTCAGAAAGAGGTCGAGCTTGATCTCTTCGCCGACGAGTGCCCGCCAGTACTTCCCTTCCGCCTTCGGAACCCAATCCACGACCTCGCTCGTCCCCGTCTTGATCCACCGGCAGTTGTGAACTCCCGCTGACCTCGCCCACACGTGGAGCAGGTTGACGCGCGGCGTCGCTTCTCCCAGGTCGAACAGCGCTGAAGCCGGGCGCTCCCCTTCGGCCCATTCGGGCACGACGACGAGCTCGATGTCCTTCACGACCTGGCAGCCGCGGCGGATGCTGCCGGCAATCTCGACGCGGCGACAGAAGGGAGATATCTGCGCGACGAGTCGGTTAGCGATGGCCTGAGCTTCACGGATGAACATGACTTGCCCCCAGCAGTTGTGCGATGAAATCCAACACGGCGCTCGCCAGCCTGACGAGCAGCAGCGCGGCGGTGGCTGCCACCAGCCAGAAGATTGGTTCGCGCGTCCATCTTTTTTTCATCAAAAGCTCCTGCCGTTAATTGTGGCCGCGCTTTTTCGGCGGCGGCGGGGACTGCGACGGACGCGGCGTCGGCTCGACGCGCTGAAAGATGCCGTGCAGTAAAAGTCGTGCCGCCTTCTGCCTGACATCGATCACGTCCACGCGATGCGCCTCCAGCTCGACGTTGAGGCCGCGCCCTGCAGCTTCGCGCAGCAGCACGTTGAGCGCGTCCACCGCGTCGCGAACTGCGGTCGCAATCTCTTCGGGGCTGCGCTCATCCATCACAGCCTCCGCACATGTGCCCGGTAGTAAGCGCACAGTGCCTTCTTGCCGAGGCCCGTCAGCGCCAGCTTCTTGATAAGGCGGCCCTGCCCGCAGTACACCTCAAGGACGAATTGCTTGCCGGTCGCGCGCCAGTCTGGTTCCTCCGCGAGGTACCCGCGACGCTCGAAGTCACTCACGCGCTCGGCGCTGCACACCATGGCGCCGATCTCGTCTCGCTCGCACGGCAGGACGCCCTTGAGCCGTTGGAGATCACGCGCCTCGTCGTCTTCCAGGTGCAGCGGGTTTCTTCTGCGGTCGCGCTCCATCTGCTTGGTCAGTTCGGCCTACCGCATGTCGCGGCGGGTCGGCTCGACCCGCGCCTGTTCGGCACCCACGATCTCCTGCCGCCGGTTCAACTGGTGCGCGAGGCGCTGCGCCTCGGAGTGCGACGAGCGCTCGGCCCGGGTGACGCCGGAAAATTTATTGCGCACCAGATATGTTTTCCTGCCGACCTTTTGCACGACGAAGACCATGAGTGACCTCCTCTACTCCGGCGGTTTTTGATTGGTGGAGACGCGTGTGACATCTTCCGGCGGGATGAAGACGACACGCACTTTCCGGTATTGGTTATGCTTCGCGGCGTGGAGGAAAGCCTCATCTCCCACAATCACGACCGGTGGCGTGTCATCGGGGTCAAACAGTGGGACGATGACCTCCATCTCCACCCGGCCCGTTTCGTCGTGCAACGTTTTGGCCTCGAATGGGTCGTCTACGTTCTTGCGTTTCATATGTTTCGTGCTGTCCATTTGCGTTCACTCCGGATCGGATTCGAGAGGCGGGCGCGGGCGCCACCCGGGGCACGCGGGCGCCCCCGATATAAAATAGGCCC